AAAATGCGGACAGAACGGAAGCGCTGCAGCCGCAGCCGGAGCCGCCCGCGTGCGTGTCCTGCTTTTTGCAGTCGTAAATTTCAATGCCGCAGTCCATGTGGCGTTCCCCAAGGTCGATACCGGAGGTCTGTAAAAGGTCTAAGAGGACGCGCTGTCCGACTTTTCCGAGATCACCGGTTACAATTTTGTCATAATCGTCCGGTGAAATGAATGATAAAAGTTAGATAAAAATATAAAAAAAATTAAAACCTCCAGTGTATGCTGATAGAATCAGCGTTTACAGATATGTATTTGATCAGTTGGGAGATAAGTGCGCGAGCCTCATTGATATTTCCGGAGTTATAGGCTTCTTCTACGGCCTGCGATAACGTAACCGCATCTTCCCGTTTAACATAATCATTCTTTTTACTTTCGGCTGCATCGAGCTTTTTCTGCAATTCTTTTTTTTGCGCGGTTAGCGGATCTATCTGTGCTTTTACCTGTTCTATGTCGATTTGCTCCAGAGAATAAAGACTGATCAGTCTGTTTATGCGGGTATTTATTGATGCTATTTTCTTCCCGAGGCTTTCCACAGTCTGATCCGCGCTGCCTTTTGCCTGTTTAACAGAGTCGTAAAAGGCAACGTCTGTACGGATGCGCTTTATTTGGGCCAGTACAAGCGCATCTGTTTTTCGAAGATTTAATCTTTTCGCACTGCAATCCCGGTTGACGATCATGGACCCTTTCACACTTGAACGACTGTAACATACGTAGTAAATGTATTTGCCCGTCTGTATTTTGTGGAACCGCGTTTTGCAGTATTCACAGTAAATTAGACCGCTCAATAGGTTTTTTGTCTTTTTCCCCGTGAATTTTGAAAAGTTTTCCTTCCGTTCGCTCAACACTTCTTGCGCTTTTTCGAATGTTTCTTCGGATATGATCGGCGCATGCTTTCCCTGCGTCCATTTTCCGCAAAACAAAACCTGACCGATATATAACTTGCTGTTCAAAATCCGAGTGATACTGGCTAAACTCCAAAAAAAGTCAACGTCATACATGTTCGCGCAATCTTCGGCGATGCACGTAAAAGGACGACGCTGTGCAGCTTGTTCAAAAATAAAACGAACTATTCCCGCTTCACTTTCGTTAATCGTTAAGCCGTTCTCTGGGCTGTAGTCGTATCCTAGTGGCGCTTGACTGCCCATGTACAGTCCGTCTTTTGCCCTGCCTTGTCTGCCCTCCATCATGCGCTCTTTGATCCGTTCTCGTTCCAATTCCGCGAATGTAGACAGGATGCCGAGCATCGCGCGTCCGAATGCTGTAGACGTGTCAAACGCTTCTGCGCGGCTGACAAAAGAAGCGCCTGCAGCTGCAAACACTTTTTTGATTAAATAGAGTGTGTCATATTGGCTGCGGCTCAGCCTGTCCAGCTTGTCTACCAGTACGATATCCGGATGTTTTTTGCTGATGTCGGACAGCATCTGCTGCAGTGCAGGTCTTTCCATGTTCGAGCCACTGTAGCCTGGATCCGTGTATATTCCTGTGACCTTCCAGCCCATAGCCTCACTGTACTTTTTAAGACGTTCTTCCTGTTCCCCGAGAGAGTAGCCCTCGTCTGCCTGCTCACGCGTGGATACGCGGGTATAAATAAATACTGCCTTGTCCATTGCTATCTCCATTTTTATACAATTTTCCCCGGCAACTGCGGGCAGCACCGGGGAAATACAATCTATTTTATCGATACCCAGAACGCTGCTATAAATGTAACGATTATAACAGCAACCCGTGTACCCTTTGAAATCTTATTGACGTTTGAAAACGGCGGAGCCAGAAAAACAGCGGAAATGACAATCAGGATTGCGGACAAGATGCCGTATCCTTCCTGAACAAATATGATTGCAAATAAGAAGAAAAGAATCGTAATTGCCCACTGTATGCCATGACGCACTTTTTTAAGCACTGCCTTTACTTGCTCTTTATCGCTTACATCCTCCTGAGCTTCAACCGGCGCAGACGTGCCCGCATCTGCCAGCTCTTTTCGGATGTCCTCCATCGGGCAACCGCAGTGAGGGCATGCAGTAGCATTATCCGAAATATCTTTCCCACATTCTGGGCATTTAATCATCATAGTTTATTTCCCCCTTATTTTTAGTAAACGTAGTACGGATTTGGCTTAAACAATATTGAGATAAGATCGATCAGCCAGCCAAAAATAAATAATCCACCTGTAAGCAGGTACAGAATACCCATGCCTGTTTTGCCCTCATAAAATTTATGGGCTCCCATCCATCCGAGGAATAAGCACAGGAGAAACGCCGTCCACTTGTTTACTTTCTTTCCTGATCTGTACCGTGCAGACAGGGAAGAAGAGGCCGCCGCGCTGTTATTGTTGTTATTATTGTTGTTTATGATGATATTTTTATCATCTTTTAGGTTGCCGACCTGCTTCCCGCAGTGCGGGCACACTACACAGTCAAGGTCTATGCGCTCTCCACAGTGAGCACAGAATTTTTTCTTGATCGGGGTACCGCAGTTCGGGCAAATATTAGCCTTATCTGATACATCCTGACCACATTCAGGGCATTTGATTAACATTTTTGCTTCCTCCTTGCATTTTCCGTGGCATTATCGCGGAAATTCTACAAAATTTCTCATGCAGATCCTGTATATTAGATATGTAAATCAACACGCAGGAGGGCATGCTATGTACAAAAAACTTATAACGGACCTTGTAAACGGATCCAGCAACGAAAAAATGCTGGAGCTTGTCTACCGGTTCTGCCGGAAGGTTTTAAGGTAGGGGATTGATTCCCCTGCCTTTTTAACTGCCTCCGTTTTGGACGATCTCTTTTGCAATCTTTTCCAGCGTTTCCCACTCCGACTCATCCAGCTTTGCAAGTGCTTCGATCAGCCTTGCCTTAAACGAGTTGTCATCAAGTACCAGATCCCCCATGAAGTCGGTTATTGTCTGGCTTCTTGTGAGCGATCTAAACATCTCGCCTTCTCCGGTAAGTAGCCATTCCTTATTTACGCCGAATTCACGGCAGATTGACTTTATATTTGAATCCGTCAGCGTATTCTTATCATTTTCGATAAGGCTCATAGCGCTTTTTTTCAATCCAATTTTATCTCCAAATTGTTCCAGCGTTAAATTGAGCTTTTCTGATTTCCTTATTGCTTTTACGCGTTCCCCCTGCGTCATTTCTCCACCTCCTTCCTTTATATATAATAGCACGCGGAACGTATAAAGGCAATAGAAAAAGTTTGTCAAACAAACAAAAATATATTGACAAAGTTTATTAAATAAAGTAATATGTTTATAGAGCAAACAATACATAATAAAAATGAGGAAATAAAAAATGAAAAGATATGAAGAGGAAATCAAGTTAACGCAGGGCCTGCTGGATGACATCGCCTTTTATATGGACGGAGGAATCCGGGAACGCATTCATTTCGAAATGGCACCATGCGAGCCGGAAGCTTTTTTAAAGAGATACCTGGAAATTGATCCGGACTTTGAAGCGGTACTTTCCGATGAGTTTGGGATCGAGATGTAGTAGCAAGCCGAAACGGTTCGAAAGGACCGTCAACCGGGGATGACCGCCCGGTTCTGATGATGGCAGGTCAGAATCAAATAAGAAGAGAAAGGAGAAGAGCATGAGTGAAAAAGAAAAAAATATAATTCAGACAATAAAGAAAAGCTTACCGCAGATGTCGGAGCGTGAAAAGGGTTACTTTCTGGGATACGCAGAAGCACTTGCAGCAGCGTCGTCGAAGAAGCTGGAGGAAAAGGATGAAGCAGCAAATAAAGGTGTTTAATTACGACAAAAACGGCGCGCTGATCGAAGATTTGAACAAGGTCAGCGTGCCGAGGGAGATCCTTAATAATATCGCAAACATCCTGAACATGGAAGCGCGCTCATGCTGCGGACAGCGCTGTTGCCTGGGTAATGACGGGGATCGCTAAAGAAATCGAAGAAATGGAGGCAGAAAATGATCCTGAAAGAACTGCTAAAGGTAGCCAGCGGCTCACTGGTAGAACTGGAAATTGAAGCTGGAGACATGGTTCTCTGGGTAGAAAACCTTGCAGAGGTCATGAGCAGGAATCTGAGCGAAGAAAAGAAGAACTGTGAGGTTATTAAATTGAAGGCATTCCATGATCACTTTGTAGTCCGAATTAAGGATGAAAATAAAGAGTATTCGGACAAGCAGGCGACCGGCATCTTTGGATGGAGGAAATAGCCGCCCATGAAAAGGGTAAGACCGGAAAAGCCCATAACCAGAATCTAGGATACCCGAAAGCAGATGTTCGGGTAAGAAAGGAGAATTACATGGAAGACCTTATGTTAGGAATTGCGACAAATTGCTTGACAGCGGCAGTGATCCTGTGGGAAACCACAGACCTGCAGTGGTTCCCAGCGACGCTGGCAATTACCGCAGCGGCAGCGTTTCTGATCGGCGCGCGGGAAATGGTCAAAAAAAATGATGCAGAGCTGTAATCTTGGGGGACTGGCTCTGCATCGGATGATCTTTTGTGGAGATCATCTTTATTATAAGACAAGAATGGAGAGAATGCAATGATTTTATCAGAAGATGGCAAAGTGAGAATTATGGGGACGGGGTTGAACGTCCTTAGAGATTTTGCAGTAGCGTCTGCGTCGGTAACGAAAAGCCTATTAGATGCTGGGGTATCGTATGAAGATGCGAAGAGTATCATGAAAAAAACGCTTTACGTTGGCATGATAGAAGCATGTAAGAAAAAAAATGAAACGATACCAGAGATGGAAGAGATGAATAAGGCCGTGAATGAGTTTTTTGATAAATTCCGCGACATGTGGAAGGATGAGTAACATGTATACAGAACAGCCGATAGATGAATACAATGAAAGCCTGGATACGGGAACTGAATTAAAGGCGCATAAGCGCCTGAGAAGAATAATGCGGATAACGCAGGAGATTGAACAGGAGGAAAACAAAGAAGATGAGCACATTATATGAGATCACAGGGCAGTATTTGGAACTATATGAAATGATGGAATCAGCGGATGAGTTGGAGATGAAGGTTATCGAAGACACGCTGGACGGCATGGACGGCGAACTAGAAGAAAAGGCGGAGAATTACGCAATCATTATGGCGGAGCTGGATGCGGAAGCCGCGAAGTTTGAAAAAGAAGCTGATCGCCTTGCGGCGCGCGCGGAGCAGTTACACGGACGGAGCGCGATGCTGAAAGACAGGCTAAAGAGAGCAATGGTACTTTGCGACCGGAAGAAGTTTAAAACAAACCTCTACTCGTTTGCAATCTGCAAAAACGGCGGCGTCGCTCCGATGGAAGTGGATGATACGGCAGTCCCAGACGATTACATGAAGAAAATCCCTGACACGTCTAAGATTAGAGAGGCATTGAATGCAGGAAAAACCCTCACATTTGCTGAATTGAAGGAGCGCGGGGAGCATCTTCGGATTAAGTAGGAGGCGGACATGAATAAATTTAGAGAGCTGAGGGCGGATGAGATTGAATGCCGCGTGTCCACAGTAAAAGAGAACGGCTGCTCACTATTGCTGTATAAGGATGCAAGATGTGACATGAACATCCTCGACGAGGCTGTAGGCCCGATGAACTGGGAGCGGAAGCATACGCGGGATAATGCGAATTGTACCGTAAGCATTTATGACAGCGAGAAGCAACTTTGGATATCAAAAGAGGACACGGGCATAGAATCCTTTTCGGCAAAGGAAAAAGGACTTGCATCCGATAGTTTTAAACGCGCCTGTTTTAACTGGGGCATAGGGCGAGAGCTGTATACTGCGCCGTTTATATGGATTCCATCTGATAAAGTGCAAATATCCGGGACAAAGCCTAAATTTACGACATACGATCGTTTCCATGTCACGCAGATCATCTACAAAGATTCCCGGATTGTGGCACTTGCTATTAAAAATACCTCCATTAACAAAATGGCTTTTGTGTATGACATAAGGGGCAAATGGAAATCATGAATGCGTTTGTGAGGATAGAAAAGTACAAGGACACCGACAAGGGGACAGACTTAATTATATCCGTCCCGATTAAAGGCCTCGGCGAAGTCCTCAGCAAAAAAAAGATTAAGGATGCAGAAATCCGGCTGGATGATGGACGGCATATATCCGCCGAGCAGCGTAAAAAGGCATATGCGACGATCCGGGACATAGCATCTTATACTGGCTATCTTCCAGAGGAGCAGAAGGAGTGGTTGAAATACTTACATATCGTGAAAACAGGATGCGGATATTTTAGCCTTGCAGACTGCTCTATGGATACGGCGCGGGAGTTTATTAACACCATATTGGAGTACGCGGTGGAAAATGGAATCCCATTAACGGATAACGCTGTGGAACGTACCGATGATATTAACCGATACCTGTATTTTTGTATAAAGCATAAAAAATGTGCGATATGCGGAAGAGATGGGGAAATACATCATTGGGATGCTATCGGCATGGGAAACAACCGCAATACCCTAGACGATTCGGACCATCGAAAGATATGCCTATGCCGGGAGCATCACACAAACGCGCATCAGCGTGGAAGGGAGAGCTTCCAAAAAATGTATAAAGTATATGGAATTATCTACAAGGAGGATGAGGAAAACGAACAGCAGGAACAAGGGCGCGAGTGGAGAACGAGAGCTTGCGCGGAAACTGAAGGAATACGGCTATGAAGCGCGCAGAGGACAACAATACTGTGGTTCGAACGGCGACGCTGATGTGGTTGGGCTACCAGGGATACACATCGAATGCAAGCGAGTAGAGCGTCTGAACCTGTATGATGCTTTGGCGCAGTCTGTTGCGGATGCAAAGACAGACGAGAAGCCGACCGTATTCCATCGAAAAAATAATTGCGGCTGGCTCGTTACCATGAGATTTGAAGATTTTATGGAGTTATACGGAGATAGCCGGTAATGTGGTGAAACATGTTATAAGGAAGAGGATTAAACTTGGCTGGTACAAGGTTTTAGATAATCCTAACACAGTTGAAACACTGGCGCAATAAGCGCGAAAGAAACTACTAATTCGGGACTTGTTGGGGCGTATATATCACGGGCATGACGGGTGACCTCCTGTTACCCCAGCGCCGGGGGCAAGCGGCGCATCCCCAACTGGAGAAAGATCATGAACATTTTAGATTACATTCCGACCGGTCATAAAAATGCTGTTTCCAGACGCTGGCTGCAGACCACAACGCACATGAGTGATCGGATGGTGCGGCGGCTGATTGCGGAAGTAAATAAAAACGACTGCGACGCAGAATTGATTATCAATCTGCAAGACGGCAAAGGGTACTTTAGACCGGCGGAAGATGAAAAGAATCTGGTTCGCAACTGGATGGCAATAGAAAGTTCCCGAACTGCTGAGAATCGCATGAATGTGGATGCAGCGAAACGGTATCTGCGAAAAGATAAGAAGCCACGGGAAAATGAGTTGGAAGAGAACCAGATCACAATGGATGAATGGCTTGCGAGCCTGAATGGAGGCGGATAAGATGCCAAACAGGATTTTAAAAGAATCTATCTGCCGATCAGATACGATTGACCAGCTGAGCTGGTTTGAGGAAGTCCTGTTCTACCGCCTGATCGTAGCGTGTGACGATTATGGAAGATTTGACGGAAGACCTGCGATTATCCGTGGGACATGCTTTCCGTTAAAGGATATTACAAATAAGACGATTGCTGATGCCCTGCAGAAGTTGACGTCTGTAGGCTTGGTCCGAGAATATTACGTTCAGGGACGACCGTACTTACACATGGTAACTTGGGGAGATCACCAGCAAGTGCGTGCAAAAAAAAGTAAATATCCAGCGGAAGATAGCAACTGTGAAAATCTGATATCATCTGATATCAATTGCAATCAAATGATATTAAGTGATTGCAATAGTCCCCGTAATCCAATCCAATCCGAATACGAATCCAAAACAATATCGCGCAAAGAACCAGAGCGGTTTGAGGACTTTGCTGCAGCGTACCCTAAAGCAGGAGCAGACCTGCCTGGAGTGGCTGTGGAATACTTAAATACACTTCGGATGGGTGTAACTGCGAATGATCTTGTACAGGCAGCGCAGAACTACGCCGAAGCCTGCCAGATACGCGGGACGCAGCCACAATATATCTTGAACGCTGAAAATTTTCTGCGAAAGCTAAAGTTTGATGAATATCTTCCGAAGAAGTACAAGAAGCCGAAGCCACCAAAGCGGCAGCAGACCAGCACAGAACAATACAACCAGTTTATGAAAGCAGAATACGACATGGACAGCCTGGAAGCTGCCCTTCTGGGGAAGTGAGGCGGATATGAGAGCAACAAAGGATTGTGCCTATCCGGACTGCGAGACTTGCCAACATCCAGACTGCATCATGTCGGAGCCGGATATAAAGGCACTGATAACGCGCCGGCGTAGGCAAGCGGATCCGGAAGCATACCGACAGAAACAGCGGGACTACAGAAGCAGGATAAAGGCAACGCTGCCGCATTGCGATGGCTGCGAATCCTGCGTACTGGTCCGTAAGGAGAAACAGGACGGATACCGGCGGCTGTGCATCGCAGATATGCGACTAATCGAGCAGAAAGTGGCAAACAGTCCGCAGTGGTGCAGGAAGAGAGGAAAGCGGAATGGGACGAAAGATAATCTTGTACGACCTGTACAAGAACGATGAGTACCAGGGACGGTACAAAGCAAAAGAGCTTATGTATTTGCTGGGCATGTCCCGAGAGACCATAGCCAGCCGGGTCTATCACGGGGTAAAGGCAAAAGACGGCTACGAAATTATGAGAGCGGAGCCGGATGGATGGGCAGAGAGCTGGGAGCGGGCATGTGCGCCGCTAAGGAGGTAAAAATGCGAAAGATAATAACTGTATTAGCAGTCATGACGGGCGTGCTACTGTACCGGATTTATAAAGCCGGAGAAAGCATTGTCCTGGAGCAGGACATTGACAGGATAGGACAAAGGAGACAGGAGAATGGAAATATGGATTAAAACGCCGCCGGAAGCCGAACCGGTATGGATGGCGGCAGATAACCGGATCAGGGAGCTGGCGCTCTCGATCGAACGGCGTGCAGGTATCGCACCGGATGCGGATAGGCTTCGGAAAATCCGGGAGTGGGCAACAGAGATTGTTTGCCAGTACGACATGGTGGAACGTGTGTTGGAGCAGGCAGAACCGACATGGAAGAGGTGAGGAGAAAAAATGCAATTTATTGATTTTTTTGCGGGGATAGGCGGGTTTAGAAAAGGAATGGAGTTGGCGGGGCATAAATGTGTTGGATTTTGCGAGTTTGACAAATTTGCAACGGCAAGCTATATATCTATGCACCTACTCACGCAGAAACAAAGAGAATCATTAGAAAAAGTGCCATTGAAGAAACGGCAAAAAGAAATATTGAAGGAGGAATACAGAAATGGAGAATGGTACGCAAATGACATTCGAAGAGTATATGCAAGAGACATTCCAAGGGCAGACTGCTGGTGCTTCGGATTCCCATGTCAGGACATTTCTGTCGCAGGAAAGCAAATTGGATTTAAAGGAAACCGCTCGAGCCTGTTTTTCAGAGTTATGTACCTTATCGGACAGCTCGAGGAAGAAAATAAACCCACTTACCTTTTCATTGAGAACGTTAAGAATTTGCTTAGTGTTAATGGAGGATGGGATTTCGCCAGGCTGCTCGTTGAAATGGACAGGGATGGGTACGATGCAGAGTGGCAAGTTCTCAACTCTAAAGATTTTGGAGTGCCGCAAAACAGAGAAAGGTGTTTTATTATCGGACATCTTAGAGGACGAAGTACCGCAAAAGTATTTCCTGTCGAAGGAACAGACGGGGAAAATAGTGTTCAAATAGTCGGTCATAAAGACGGATACAGAAGAAATGCGCAGGTCTTTGCACCAGAAGCACTTGATACTGGACAAGGCGGTGAAAGAGGTCATCATGTTACATTGCCGTGTTTCATTGATTTGTGCTACGAAGGCTCACAGATGACAGAGCAGGCACGATGCTTGAAAGCAAGATACTACAAAGGCATGGCGAATCATGCAGGGCAGGACAGCGGAATTGCAATTCCAGTATTAACACCCGACAGAGCAGAAAAACGTCAGAATGGAAGACGATTTAAAGATGATGGAGAGCCGATGTTCACGTTGACAGGACAGGACCGGCATGGAATTGCGATTGAGGTCAAGGAAGCAACAGCAAAAACGCTTGATACAAGCTGCAATCAAGGGATTTTCGTGCAGGTATCAGATGAACTGATTGTATACGCGGTCTGGTATGAAAAGCTTCAGTGTTACATAGCAATCCGAAAGTTAACGCCAAAAGAATGTTTTAGACTTCAGGGGTGGGCAGATGATTATTTTGAAAAAGCAGCGTTTGTTAATTCAGATAGTCAGTTATATAAGCAGGCAGGAAATGGAGTCACTGTAAATGTTATTTTTGATATAGCAAAGAAACTAAAAGAGGGCGTTAAAGATTGAGTGCAACATATATGCATAAAGTGATATCTATTGTTAATTAACAAAGATAAGATTTGATGGAGGCGGACAATGCCGATTGAATGAGGACTTGTGGAGGAATGACATGATTATAAAGCATAAGGCAAAACGAGTGGATAGTAACGAAGAAGTTATTGGATATGTTACAAAGATGTGGGGACAGTACCATATAATAAAAGCTGATGATGAAAATACGGCTTATCCAGTATTGGAGAATACTATTGAACCTTGCATTGTTGGAGAATGTGATGGATGTCATACAGATAAGAAAGAATGTTATCATTGCATGAGAGCCAATTCAGATTGCTATGAAAGCTAAATGAGGATTTGGCGAGGTAGAAATATGGATAAGCAGGAAGCAATCGAAAAAATAAAAAACTTTCCTAGATGGAATTTGGATGACCAATGGCTTGATGAAGAAGAAATGCAAGAATTGACGGACATGGTCGTGAAAGCATTAGAAATGCAAGAAGAGATGAAACGCAAGAGTGAAGCATTATGTGGAATTACAGCTAAAGATGCAAAAAGCATGATGTGTACTTTGGATTCATTAAGACGATTGGTATTCGCAGTACATGGCTTGATTGACATTGTTGATGATAGAAATATCTCCAAAATGTGTGAGATATTAAATCAACTAACTGAGATTTTAACAGAATAGAGAAAGGAGCCGTTCCACGGCCGGGAAAGTGCTCGATTATATCGGAGAATGGGAAGACATTCCAGCTGAACAGCTGCAACCACCATTTGCGGGGGGGCATGGATGTATAAAAACGCAGAGGGCTACCGAGATGAAACAGCCTGGCGGGCAATCATCGCGGTAGCAAGAGAAGAGAGAATAAAGCGCAGGAAGCTGCAGGAGGACAAGAATATGGGAACAGAAAATAAAACTGGAGAGGTTTGGAGAACACGAACTGTCACAGGAACAGAGAAGATCGTGCTGGTGGTAGCAGACCACGGGGCAATGGCGTATGTAATTCATCTGGCAGAAGAGGGTACGCATACAGATATCGAAGTAAACTGCGAGGGGCTGCGGTATGGCTCCAGCGATCGAATGTATTATGTGCCATCCAGAAGTTTTGAGAAATACCTCCGTACAGTAACAGATGAGCAGCTGGCAGATGTGAAAAGCAAGCTTGCGGCGGCGATCGGGATTGAACCGCAGATCGTAGAAAAGGATGTAGTCCAGAAAGTGCCTGTGGAAGCTCCGGGCGTTGCAATTCCCGCAGAGCTGCAGAAGAGGTGTAATGCGGAGGTGCAGGAGCTGATGATCCGTGCGGAAAGAGCAGAAGCACTGCTGGAAGAGTACAGAGAGCTGTATAAAAACGTAATCGAAAAAATCTGACGTTATTAAGGAAGGATAAGAAAATGGACAAAAAGGATATTTTAGGAAAGTTGGGCAAAATAGCGGCTGCGGCTTGGCTGATACTATTTATTCTGGCGTTTAGTATGGACCGCTCCAGAAGAATGGGAGATGTGTTAATACTCTCAGCCTTTGCTGGGGTGTTGCCTATGATTTTTTTCACGATTGGTGATTAGCCAGATGTATTTTGCAAAGGCGAAAATGATCATTTAAAGGAAGGAAAAGAGCTATGAAAAATTGGAAATTACCATTGATTATCGTAGGAGCAGTAGTTGCAGTAGTTTTGGTGTGTGTGTTTGGAGTACAGTCAGTACAGAACCGGGCAATCAGCCTTGAAGAATCGGTCTATACTGCTGAATCTGACATTAAAGTGCAGGAGAAACGCAGGGTTGACTTGGTCTATAATCTGGCAGACTGTGTGAAACAGTACGATAGGCATGAATCAGAAACATTGACTGGACTTGCAGATGGAATGAGCGAAGGGAACAGTGTAGAAGATGTAAATACTGTGATCGCGGCAGTTACATACGCTTATCCAGAATTGAAAAGCAATGAGAATTATAAGCAACTCATGAATGAATTGTCTATTACCGAAAACATGATTGCCCAGTACCGGGAAAATTACAATAAATCCGTAACAGCTTATAACAGGTATGCAAAGAAGTTTCCAGCAAGAATCTTCCTCGACTGGACAGGCTATGAGGTTTTGAAATTTCAGCGGTTGGATTATCAAGCACCAGTTGACGCACCGCAGGATTTATTTGGAGAATAGCTTATGGAAATAACCAAGCGCGAAATCATCATCAGCGTTGCAATCGCCGCCGTTATGCTAATAGTCGGTTTCTTTATATCTGGAAAAATAACTGATATGCAGAACGATAAGAACGCCGAATACCAGAAGGCAGTGCATATTGAGGACTCTGAATTATTTCGGTATGGCATGGACACAAATGTTGGAAATGCTTTTGTGTATGGAGATTTGCAAGCGGTTGATACAGTGACTTTTGATGAGATTGGCGGGGAATATCTTCATGTTAAAAAGATAGAAGAACGATATGAACGCCATGAAAGAGAAGTGACAGAAACAGATTCAGAAGGTAAAAAGCACACAAAAGTAGAAGTATACTATGAATGGGAAATCGAGGACAGAGAAAGCAAACATTCCGAAAATATTATGTTTTGTGGTATCGAATTTCCGTATGATAAAATCCCGTATTCTCTGGACAATCACATAAAGACAATAAATTCTGACAGAGAGTACAGTTGGAAGTCAGGGGAATATGTAAAGGTACGATTCAAGTATTATGGAACACCCGTTAAGCACACTGGCACGATATATACCAGATTATCAGATGGAACTATTTCTGACAGTTCACAATTTTTTAAGGACTATACCATTAAGCAAGCATTAGATAGTTGCACTTCTGGTATTGGAAATATAATGTTCTGGTCGTTTTGGATAATTCTGATGATTGCGATTGTGATTTGGTTTTGCTATTTGGATAATAGGTGGTTAGAAGATTAAATTAACGAAACAGAGGGGAAGCCGCAGAATGTATCACCTAACCGGCCAGCTCCGGCGCGCCAGCTTGTGTGCTGGTTCCCTCTGTCTACACAGATAAATCCTGCGGGACTGGGATAGGGTAACAAAAAAATAAAGCAAAAAGAAAGAAGGTGGGGAATGTGGGAACAAGGGACACATACTTTAATGGTTACGGTCTGACATACAATGAGGTAAAAAAAATAGAAGACAAGTGCAAAAACGCAAAGGGTAGAGAATTGGAACTGCTGCTTCTGGCTGCGGAAAGCGCATATGCAGAGTTGGCGCAATATCTGTTTTTTAGCCTGACATCAGGGCTGGGGTATGACAACATCTCAAAGATATGCAACATCCCTATCGGGAGGAAAGATTTTTATGGGTATCGCAGGAAAACGATATATCTATACAACAGCTATATGATACTGGAAGGACATGCAATTGTGTAAAAGGGGTACGCGGATCAGGAAACGAGAATGGTAAAATAGAATAATAACTGTATGGGGGTGTGATATGAATTGTAATGCCGTCATGAAAAAGCTTCAGCGCGCCATACTGTCAACGGGGCTCGTAATCAAAATTTCTACCAGCCAATTTTACAGCGAAGAGCAGGACAGATTTTTACGGTTACCAGCGGCTTTTTTTACCACATGATGGATGTAAGCATGAATCGGGTACAAAGTGAACAGAAAGAAATGGTAAAATCAGAGGGAATAGGAGCATGAAACATGGATATAATTAACATCGCACTGAAAGACTTAAAACCATACGAGAATAACCCGAGAAAGAACGATGATGCTGTTAAATACGTTGCCGAATCCATCAAAGAGTTCGGGTTTAAGGTTCCGATCGTGATCGATAAAAACAATGTTATTGTTGCAGGGCATACAAGATATAAAGCTGCAAAAAAGCTTAAAATGAGTGAAGTGCCGTGCATAATTGCTGACGACCTGACAGATGAGCAGATAAAGGCGTTCCGGCTGGCAGATAACAAAGTAGCTGAAAAAGCTGAATGGGATTTTGACCTGCTGAATGCGGAACTTGACGATATTATCGACCTTGACATGGAATTGTTTGGATTCGAGGATGCATTGCAGGACGATGCCGAGGAAGCTGTTGAGGATGAATTTGAGGTAGAGTTACCTGCAGAGCCGAAATCTAAACTGGGCGACATTTATCAGTTGGGCAATAATAGGCTGATGTGCGGTGATAGCACGGTGCTGGAAGACGTAGAAAAACTGATGGGGGGGGAGCAAGCAGACATGCTGCTCACTGACCCGCCATACAACGTAAACTATGAGGGGAAGACCAAAGACAAGCTTAAAATTAAAAATGACCAGATGGGCAACGATAATTTTAGGCAGTTTTTGACAGATGCTTTTAGCAACGCCGACATGGTTATGAAGCCGGGCGCGGTCTTTTACATTTGGCATGCGGACAGTGAGGGATATAATTTCCGGGGGGCGTGCTTTGATGCTGGCTGGACTGTAAGGCAGTGTCTTATCTGGAACAAAAATAGCATGGTGATGGGACGGCAAGACTACCAATGGAAGCACGAGCCGTGCCTGTATGGCTGGAAAGAAGGAGCTGGGCATCTGTGGGCTTCAGACAGAAAGCAGACAACAGTAATCAATTTTGACAAGCCCACACGAAATGACATGCACCCGACTATGAAACCGATCCCGTTGTTTGATTACCAGATAAAGAATAACACAAAGGGTGGGGATGTAGTCTTAGACTTATTCGGCGGATCAGGGACAACCATTATGGCATGCGAACAGAATGGACGGCGCGGCTATTCTATGGAATACGACCCACGGTATGTGGATGTTATTGTCGACAGATGGGAAAAGTTTACAGGGGCAAAAGCTGTTTTATTAAATAAATAATGTTTTTGCATAGCAGAATAACCCGGGAGGAGAAATGGAAGCAATAGGAAGAGTGTATATATTAGATGATCATGGAAGAATAAGAATTCCAAGGTATGTACGGAGAAGGTTGAACATCCAAGAATCAGATCCGTTACAAATTTTTATTGGGGATAACAATGAGATCATCTTAAAAAAATGTCAAGCAGAAGATGATCATTTAACTGAAAACAAACAATAAATAAAAAAGAGGTAGTATATATGTCTGATAATGCAAACAAGGGCGGACGGAAAAGAATACCAATTGATCAAAAAGTATTCGAGAACTTATGTTCGATTCAATGCACACTTGCGGAGATTGCGGCAGTTATCGGATGCAGCGAGGACACGATTGAAAGATGGTGCGTGAGGACGTACAAAGAGGGATTTGCGGAGACTTATAAAAAAAAGAGCCAGAAGGGCAAAGCAAGCCTGCGAAGACTCCAGTTCAAACATGCAGAGACGAATCCGACAATGGCTATTTGGTTAGGCAAGCAGTGGTTAGGACAGCGTGACCAGATGGAGGTCGAGGCATCCGGGAAGGTCACGATTATTGACGATATCCCAGACACGGAAACAGAAAAGCAGGAAGACTAAATGGAAGTACAGCAGGCAGCAAGGATAAAGCTTACAGACTTAATTGCTCCGGCTTTTTACAAAGTGCATAAGGACATAAAAGAAGGACGGCACGAGTACTATAACCTTTACGGAGGACGAGGATCAGGAAAGTCCTCTTTTGTGTCTGTAGAGCTCCCGCTTGGCATGATGCAAAACCCGGAGGCAAACGCGGCAGTATTCCATAAATTTTCCGCAATGCTGCGGGATTCTGTTTATAACCAGATCCAGTGGGGGATAGATGCGCTGGGCGTGTCAGATTATTGGCGCGGCAATGTAAACCCGATGCAATTTACCTACCTGCCAACAGGGCAAAAGATCATCTTTAGGGGTCTGGATAAGGCACAAAAGACAAAATCCATTAAGGCAGCCACAGGATTTTTTAAATATCTCTGGTTCGAGGAGCTGGACATCTTTAAGGGACCAGAAGAGATCCGAATGGCGGAACAGTCAGTTTTGCGTGGCGGTCATAATTATGTCGTGTTTAAAACGTTTAATCCGCCGATCAATCGTAACAACTGGGCGAATAAATATGTGCAAATTGAGGATAGACGGGCATACAACCACAAAAGCGACTACAGGAGTGTGCCGCGTGAGTGGCTGGGAGATGAATTTTTTGACAGTGCAGAGCACTTAAGGCTCACGAATCCAAGAGCCTATGACCATGAATATCTAGGGAACGCAGTTGGAACAGGCGGAAACATATTTGAGCTTCTGGAGCTGCGTGAGATCACCGATGAAGAAATAGCCCGGATGGATACAATATACCAGGGCGTTGACTTTGGTTGGTACCCGGACGCATACGCGTTTGTAAGATGCTACTATGACGCGGACAGCGAGACGATTTATTTTATTGACGAGCATTACGTCAATAAAGAATCAAATGAAATAACAGCAAACTGGATCAAAGAAAAAGGTTATACGGACTACCACATAACCTGCGACAGCGCCGAACCGAAATCTATTAACGATTACCGAAGCATGGGACTTCCGGCGCGGCCGGCAATAAAAGGACCCGGTAGCGTCGAATATGGAATGAAGTGGCTGATGCGGAGAAAGATCGTTATAGACAAGCGCAGGACACCGAATGCATTCCGCGAATTTACCGAATACGAATATGACCGGGACAAAGACGGCAACATCATCAGTGGTTATCCGGATGCAAATAACCATTCGATCGATGCTACTCGCTATGCATTTGAATCTAAATTTAACCGCAGAGGTAACACAGCCTAAGAATACACGGCACAGGGGATTGCAGAAATGGGACTTATACAGACAGTCAAAAGGTGGTTTAATATGATATTTAAAAAGCAGGCTGAGAAAGATTTTAGGGTAAAGGATACCACGTCTGCGCAGATGATGGCAAAGGTCGCAGAGTGTGCCAACATCTACCGCGGCACGCCGTACTGGTTAGACGCAGATAATCGAATAAAGACTATCAATTTTGCAAAGGCGGTATGCTCCGAGACGGCGCGGCTCGTCACGCTGGGGATTAAAATCCAGGTTGACGGCGGCGCACGCGGGGCGTGGTTGCAGGAGCAGATTGATAAAGCCTATTATAGCATGCGTCATTGGGTAGAGTATGGCTGTGCTTATGGCACGATCATTGTAAAGCCTAATGGCGGCGGGCTTGATATGTTTACCCCTCTGGACTTTTTCGTGACGGAGCAGGACGATAACGGGAATATAACGGGCGTTGTGTTTAAAGACAGCTATGCGGCTAACGAAAAGTTTTATACACGCTTGGAGTATCATAGGTTTGTCGAGACGAGGACGGAGGCGGGCGTGATATACCCGTATGTGATATCCAACAGGGCATATGTATCAAAGAGCAGCGAATCCCTCGGCGATCCTATCCCGCTGGAGCAGACAAAGTGGGCTGATCTGCTGGAGGAAACGCCGCCGATTCTCAAGGGCGGGAACGAAAGACTTGATTCCCCCATGTACGGAGTGTTCCGCACACCTGCTGCAAACAACATAGATCTTTCCTCTCCGCTGGGAATGCCGATATACGCAGAAGCCATCGAAGAAATGAAAGACCTGGACATCGCATACAGCCGGAACGCCGGTGAGATATATGACAGCGAGAAGATCATCCTTGCAGATGACAGGCTGATGTTTGACAGCGGGACGAATCTTAATGGGCGCATCCCCGACGTTAAGCTACCGCATTATGTAAAAAACGTGTTCGGCAACAGCCCGGAAGAGTTTTATCAGGAGATTTCACCGCAGCTTAACACAGCCACACGCCTGGACGGAATCAATGCTCTCCTGTCCCAGATAGGGTATAAATGCGGGTTCTCTAACGGCTATTTTGTTTTTAACGAAGCGAGCGGCATCCAGACAGCGACGGGCGTGGAAGCGGAGCAGCAGCGAACCATCCAGTTTATTAAGGACGTGCGGGACAAGTTGGAGAGTTGTCTGAATGATGCTATATATGCCATGTCGGTGTATGCAGATCTGTACGCGCTTGCCCCTGTCGGGGTTTATGAAGTGGTATACGACTTCGGGGACATCACTTACAACCGCGAAGAGGACAGGGCACGCTGGTGGAGCTATGTTGTGCAGGGCAAGGTGCCCGCGTGGATGTATTTTGCCAAATTCGAGGGCATGACAAAGGAAGATGCGAAGGCAATGGTGACAGAAGCGCAGCCGAAGGAAACGGGGCTGTTCGGGGAGGAATAAGATGGAGCCGATAACCAGAGAAGAGTATTATCTTGCAAAGATTGCAGGGACATAGGAGGGAAACACGCCGGAACCAGTGACAATTGAAGAATACTACCTTGCGACTATGGCAGGGGATTATTCCGGCAATACCCCGCAGCCCGTCACGAGATTGCAGTATTACATGGCAAAGGTAGCAGGAGTATGGGGCGGAAGCATCCCTGCGCCTGTGACACGATTAGAATATTACTGGGCGGCGATTGCCAGCGGAGAGGGGAAAGTCTTTCCGCCTGTGACACGAGAGGAGCATTTCTTGGTGCTGGTAGCCGATGCGTACAGCGTTGTGCTCACGGTCGTTACCGGCAACCCCGCCCTCTTGAAAAATTCAAAGGGGAATCGTGGGCTGGAATCCCTTACCCTCTACGGCAAATCAACGCAGGTGAGCACGACTGGGGCGCAGTTGTTGCCGTTTGAGGTAGGAGAAAAGCGAGAAGGGCTTGAAGTATTTAAAGATGGGATAGCGATATCCGGTGCAAGAAAGAATGACATCTATGCAGTGGGACGCAGTGGCATGGGCAACGAAAGTTCATACGACGATTTCCCGTTATTAGCATCTGGGGAATATTATATTTATTCAGATAGTGCATCTGTGAATTTATTTGTCGTTGCATTTAGAAATGGGATAAATATCACATTGGGAGGTTCCAGGAAAGGATTTGCGACAAAAATAAAAGTAATGGATGGAGATAAGTTTCGGATATTCCTCAGACTCGAAGAAGACTTTAATGGCAAGGTTAAGGCGATGATATCCAAAACACAGCCAACTGCGTCCAATTACGAGCCCTACACCGGCGGCAAGCCCTCCCCGTCACCGGAGTACCCGCAGGAGATAGAGAGCACGGGGCAGAGCGGGGAAATAGGGGTTACGGTTACTGGGACAAACCTCCTGCCGTTTGAGGTGGGGCAGAAGGGTAATGGATTTGAGGTTTTTGCGGATGGTGTGCAAGTTGATGTTGACAGGACAGCAGATATTTATGCTGTTGGACAGAATAATGCCAGCGCTGAAAGTGGGTATGATGAATTTGCGTTGATGACAGCGGGAAAATATTATATTTATTCAGACACACAGGATGTATATCTGTATGTCGTTGTATGGAGAAAAAGGAAAAATGTTGTATTGGGGTATTCCGTCGGAACAAATGCAGCACAAATAGAAATAATGGATGGAGATAAATTCCGAATATTTCTTCGGACTGCGGCAGCCTTCAAGGGCAAGGCAAGGCGATGATAACCAGAACCCCCATGAATGCTACTTCCTACGAACCCTACAAGCCAGCCCAGACGCTCATCGTTCCAACACCCAACGGTCTGCCCGGGATCCCCGTATCCTCCGGCGGCAATTATACGGACGAGAAAGGTCAGCAGTGGGTGTGCGACGAGGTTGATTTTAAAAAGGGAGTGTATGTGCAGAGGATCGGTAAAAAAACAATTACATCGAAAGACATTTTTTTTAAAAGTGGTTTGAGCACGGATGATGTTAATTATTTTGGGTTAAATAAATTTTTTGTGCATATCGGTACAAGAGGCGAGAAAGATGTACTTATGAGCAATTGTTTCGTTGCTGGGATTTATCAAAACTTTGGCGCGTTAGGGAAAATATTTTTAGGTAGCGCGTCTGGTAACGTTATATATTTTTCTGTTAATGCACAAAAATACCCAGACGTAGAAACTTTTAAACAGTGGGCGGTAGAGAATGGACTGATGTTTTTATATCAATTGGCTGATATTGTTGAAACTCATCTAACCGCCGAAGAGCTTTCTGCTTACAAAACCTTGCGCACCTACAGCCCCACCACGACTGTGATAAACGATGCTGGCGCGGGAATGAGCGTGGGATACGCAAAGATGAAATAAGGGTACGCCATAAAATGCGGGAGGTGGTAGAATGGAACTGGATACGAAAGTTGGGGACGTGGAGATTAAGCTCGATACGTCCCGCATAGACGATAATCTGCTGGAAGCCCAGAAGCTTTTGAATATGCAGGTAGTGGCGGACAGCGCCCCCTTCGTTCCATTCCGGCAGGGTGCACTAAGAAACAGTGTAAGATATCCAGACGGGGTATACGGCGGCATCGTTGAGTATGACACGCCATATGCTCATTATTTGTACAAGGGCGTTGTGTACGGTCCGAATATCCCGCTTAAAGACGCAGAGGGGAACATCATAGGGTGGACATCCCCTCCCAGCAAAAGCCCGACGCAGAGACGGATTAAATATCACGAGCCGGGAACAACGTCTGAATGGTTCGAGGAAGCCAAAAGGCGGCATAAAGACGACTGGCTGAATCTTGTGAGAAAAACGGTGGGGAAAGAGTGATGCTGAGACCAGAGTATTTTGAAGGGAAAGCTGACCGGATATTAGAACTCTATGAACGGCTGGAAAACTTTATCCTGCGGGATATCGCCAGAAGGATTTTAAAATCCGGGAAAATCACAGCCACGGCGGACAGGTTGCTGTACAGGCTGGAGCAGTTGGGGGAAAGCCGGGATGAGATACAGCGGCGTATCATGGAACTGACAGACCTGAGCGAAAAAGAACTGCGGAAGCTCCTGCGTGGTGCCGTGCTGACATCGTGGGAAGATGATGCGGTTACACTGTCAGAAATGGGTATCGCGGCGCAGTCTCCGCTTGAAAATGCACGATATATGGCTGTTATTGAAGCAGAGTACATAAAAAGCCGGGCGGAGTTGAAGAACCTCACAAGGACGACGCTGGAGCAAAGCCAGAAAGACCTTGTGGCGCTGCTCGACGAAGCCGATGTAAGAGTGGCAAGCGGAGTGCAAAGCTATCCCGCAGCCATAGCGGATGTGCTGGATGCGTATGCAGGACGCGGCGTTATGGTGGATTACCCGACAGGGACGCGAAGGACGCTGGAATCGGCAGTACGATGCTGTGTAGTAACGTCAATGAACCAGACGGCGGCGCAGCTGACAAATAGGTATATCGTGGACAGCGGAACAGAGTATGTGTTGACCTCGGCGCACCTCGGGGCAAGAGTAAGGCGCGATGGGCAGCCCTTGCTTGCGGGTCATGACGAATGGCAGGGCCGTGTATTTAAAATTGACGGAAGCGAGCCTGGATATCCGAACCTGCTGGAATCGACGGGGTATGATATTGATCTGACCACGGGAGAGGGCAGGGTTGTGGATATGAGAGGGCTGCATGGCTATAACTGTCGTCACGGTCATATGTTGTTTGACAAGCGGATGAAGAATCCGTGGAGGGACGCAGAAGGGAATCTGCTGGATGGAAGCGGAAATAAAATTACCGATGCTGAAAATCTAAAACGGTATGAGGACAGCCAGAAGCAGCGATCTATGGAGCGCGGAATCCGAAAGACGAAACGTCAGCTGATAGTAAAACAGGAAGAGCTTGCATGGGCGTCCGACACGGAACGGGAAAAGCGCCAGCAGGAATATGATAAGCTGGCTTACCGATTGCAGGGACAGAACAGGGCTTATAACCAGTATTGCGAAGAACATGGATTACAGCCGCAGTATGATCGGAATGCATTAGCGGGATTTGGATACCCGCAGCAAAAGGCAGCAAATAAAGGGGCAAAAAGATATGCGGAGAACGAACCGATTTGAATATTACAATCCAAACCCCTCGAAATGGCAAAGAGTAGGGGATTGCACTGTGCGCGCATTGTGCAAGGCTTTAGGGCAAGATTGGGATACAGTTTATGTAGGTTTGTCCGTGTATGGTTTTTCGTTGTCTGACATGCCAAGTGCTAATAGAGTCTGGGGCGCGTATCTGCGCGAGAACGGATTCCGCCGGTATATCGTAGACGACCACGGACAGCATGTTTACACGGTAGATGATTTTTGCCGAGACCATCCAGCAGGGACGTATGTGCTCGGGATAGACGGCCATGTTGTGTGCGTCAAGGATGGGCATTACTGGGACACATGGGACAGCGGACAGGAGATCCCGATATACTACTGGGAGCGATAGATAGGCGCTATGGAAACGATACAGGCTATACATCTTAATCTGGCACAGACACAATAACACAATAAGGGGAGTAATTTTGAAGGTATGTGATTTTACAGTATTTGAGTTGGATTTTTTCCGCGAATACTGCAATTTTACACCTGATGAACGGCAGCTTTTTGAATTACGGACGCAGAATATCCCGCTGGAAAGATGTGCGGAGATGATGAACGTGAGCGTGTCCACTGTGAAAAGAATGAGCCAGCGAATAAACAAAAAGATAATACGGGTATGCTGATTTGATACTTTTGTAAGCCTTTGATGAACTGTCAGAGGCTTATTTTTTATGCCATAATTTAGCTATAGAAAGTTATTGAATTAGTCATAGGAGGCGCAGGCATGGCATTACCATATCAAGGATACGGCTATAACCCGTATCAGTATGGACAAATAAATCCATTACAGCCGCAGATGGACAGGCTGGCGCAGGTGCAGGCTCAGTATCAGCAGCCACAGCAGATGCAGCAGGTAAATCAGGGGATTTTGTGGGTGCAAGGCGAGGCTGGAGCTAAATCTTATCTTGTCGCTCCAAATACAAGCGTCCTTTTGATGGACTCCGAAAACTCTAATTTTTATATAAAGACTACCGATGCCGCCGGGATGCCGACGCTCCGCACCTTTGCTTACAAAGAGGTCACGGTGGGCGCGAAAGAGCCACAGAAACAGGAGGAAGTGAACTTAGACGATAAATACGTTACTCGGAAAGAATACGACGATTTGAGAAGCAAATATGAAGAATTATATAGTTATCTCGAAACGGCAACAAAGCCAGAAGGAGGCAGGCATGGCGAATCCCTTGTTTGAGGCCCTGAACGGTAACAGGATGTCTGGAATGCTGGAACAGTTCCAACGATTCCGGAAAGAGATGGAGGGCAGGAATCCACAGGAGGAAATCAATAAACTTTTACAGTCTGGCAAAATAAACCAGCAACAGTTAAATCAAGCCCAGCAGATGGCACAGCAGATGCAGGGTATGTTTAAAGGCTTTTTTAAATAGTACACAACCGGGTGCACACGGTTTTGTAAATACATTATCGAAGGAGATAATTACTATGACAGACGGTTTAACCGCTTCTGATGTTGCCGTATTAACCGGCGGCACAGGAAAAAATGACGGCTTCGGCGGAGATTGGGGTGCATGGATTATCCTTTTCCTGATTTTCGGTATGTTTGGCTGGGGCGGCTTCGGCGGCTGGGGCGGAAATGGTGGAGGAGCAAATTCTCCTGCATTTCAGGGTTATGCAACCCGTGCCGATATCGACGCAGCGCTGTCCACGCAGGGAATCGAAAACGGGATCCAGAACCTTTCCGGCCAGCTTTGCAACGGCCTTGCTGGCGTAAACGCCAACCTGTCAAATCTGGGTTATCAGATGCAGCAATGCTGCTGCGATACCCGTGAGGCTATTGCTGGCGTAAACTACAACATGGCAGCCCAGACAAACATCCTACAGAATACCGTAAACAACGGATTCCGCGATGTAATTGACGCGCAGAACGCCGGAACACAGCGCATCATCGACCTGTTTACACAGGACAAGATACAGTCTTTGCAGACCGAGTTACAGTCCGCACAGCTCCAGCTGTCTAACAACGCACAGACAAACAGCATCTTAAATGCTTTGAGACCTACACCCGTGCCGTCTTATCCGGTCATGTCCCCGTACACGTCCATCGTAAACCCGACAGGCTTTAGCTTTGGCGCCGGATGTGGCTACGGAGGCAACACGGGATGCGGATGTTAAAACTTCAGACGGAGTATCTTCGTGGCATTATTTTGCCATGATGTTCGGCTGATGCCGTTATTCACAAAAAGGGGCAGGCTGAGAACGTCTGCCCCTTTTGAAATGAAGGGAGAATAAAATGATTGAGTTAGTAAACACAACGCCGGTCACGGTCCCAGTAGGGCAGTCCATCCCGTTTTCGGCAGTGGCAACAAAGGGCGGATGCGCAGAAAGACACAGGGCTGGAAGCGCGCAGATAACGCTTGTAAAGCCCGGTAGATATCTGATCACATTTTCCGGGAACGTCGCAGTACCGACTGGGGAAACGGTAGGAGAAGTGGCGCTGGGAATTGCCAGAGATGGGGAAATTCTCGGCGGCACGGTGATGCGTGCCACCCCTGCGGCAGTAGAGCAGTATTTTAACACATCGTCCCAGACATACGTCGATGTGTTCTGTGGATGCTGTGAAAACGTTTCCATCAAAAACGCAGGGACAATTCCTGTGTTAGTAGACAATCCGAACATAACAGCTGTTCGGGTTTGCGGTTAAGGAGGGCAGACCATGAGTTACAAATTGATGCAGAATATCCGGGAAGAGCTGGATAAAATCGCGGAAAAAGGTCTGAACACAGGCAATCTTGAGACCGCATACAAATTGATAGACATGTTGAAAGACATGGAAAATGTGGAATACTGGAAGTGCAAAGAGGGCTATTATAACGCCGTTCTCGACGAAATGGAAGGCGGATATAGCCAGGCAGGAGACCACAGCGAGAGGCGGAAACGCGACAGCCGTGGGAGATACAGCAGGGATGATGGAATGAGCATGACGGCCTATGACGATGGATCATCCTATGCGCGACGTGGGGAACACTATGTAAAGGGGCACTATAGCCGTGGAAACGGAAACAATGACCCTTATGATGATTACATGGAAAACAAGCAGTCTTATCGCAACGGCAAGTCTGAGGATTGCAAGCGGCGTATGCTGGCCGCTCTGGAAGAGCATATGGATGCACTGACGGAAGAGCTGGGAGATCTGTCAAAAGATGCAGACTGCCGAGAAGAGAGGGAGACCATTTCGCGGTATATCGAAAAATTACGAAAGATGATGTGAGTAAAGGCGGCGAGGAAACTTGCCGCTTTTGCTTTAAACATGGGTACGCCATAGTTTTTTTTGTTTGGTAAAATGTATTAAAGGCTATGGAAAGGAATGATCATTATGGAGATCAAAAGGGTATACTGTCCTGTCTGTAATAATAAAACGCGGTCAGCATTCCGCAAGGATACGACAGCGCATAATCTTCCGGTGTTTTGCCCGAAATGTAAAACGACCAGCCTCGTGAATATTGAAAACGGAAAGGCAGAGCCTATCGTCCGTTAAGTGCCAGACGCCAGACGCAGAGCCAGTGATTTGTAAGGATTTCTTACAGATTGCTGGCTCTTTTTTGTATTTGTATTTCCTCCTTTACAGCACACAGCCTTGCGGGAAGGTTGAAAATGCGGTTCGACTCCGTCTGTGTGCAATCCTGTAAATCGTAATTGCAGGAAAATCCATCCCATCTTTCTTTGTTTTTGCCACCGTGCATGGAAGCAGCCGGGTTCAAGCCCCGGCGCACGGTATAGGTGCATTGTTGAGACAGCGCCGATCATTACGCTTTTCGCCCGGTCCGCTACCCCGGGCGCTTTGCGGGATAGCTCAGGAGGTAGAGCAGCGGCCTTATAAGCCGTGTGTCATGGGTTCAATTCCCATTCCCACAACTACCCCGCCCGTGGTTTATCGGGCTTAATCCATACCGCTGACGGGCGGTTAATCAATCACGTTTAGGAGGATAAAGATGCAAAACATTGAAGCAATTTTGACAGAACTGGGAATTGAGGTCCCGGCAGACAAAAAGGAAAACCTTACAAAAAAGGTGTCAGAAAATTACATCACAAAAGCTGAACACGAAAAGAAGTTGGGAAAGGCTGAGACCGACAGGGACACGTGGAAGGCGAAGGCCGAGACTGCGGAAACCACTCTGAAAGGCTTTGAGGGCGTTGATCTCGACACTATGCAGAAAGAACTGTCTGACTGGAAGAAAAAGGCTGAGGATGCCGAGAAGGATGCGCAGGCAAAACTGTATGAAAGGGATTTTTCGGACGCTCTGAAAACAGAGTTTGAGGGAATCAAGTTTTCCAGTGAAGCGGCTAAACGAGCCATCATGGCGGAAGTCAAGGAGGCCGGATTAAAGCTGAAGGATGGAAAGATTCTCGGATTAAATGACCTTATTACCCAGATGAAGGAAAAGGACGCTTCGGCATTTGTTGACGATGAGCAGCAGAAAGCACAGCAGAATCAGGCACGCTTTACACAGCCGACAAACAAGCAGGGGCAGGGCGGCGCGCTGACGAAAGACCAGATTATGAGCATCAAGGATGCTTCTGAGCGTCAGGCTGCAATTGCTGCGAACATGAGTTTATTTAATTAAAGCAGGAGGGCTAATATGCCAGCAAAAGCAAATTTGATTAAAACAGCGGATGTCCAGGTAACCGCAAGAGAGCTGGATTTTGTAACCAGATTCGAGCGCAACTGGCAGCATCTGCGGGACATCTTGGGGATCATGCGCCCCATAAAGAAGCAGCCCGGCGCAGTGCTGAAAAGTAAATATGCGGAGGGGACGCTCGAGGATGGTGCAGTAGGCGAAGGCGAGGATATCCCGTATAGCAAATTTACCGTAAAGGAAAAGAAGTATCAGGAAATGACCATCGAGAAGTACGCGAAGGCCGTTTCGATTGAAGCAATCAAAGACCACGGTTATGACAACGCTGTCCAGATGACTGACGACGAGTTCCTCTATCAGCTTCAGGCGGGCGTGACAAAGAAGTTTTACGACTATCTGAAAACCGGAACGCTCACGTCCGAGGAAACAACCTTCCAGATGGCACTTGCGATGGCAAAGGGCAAGGTTGAGAACAAGTTTAAGCAGATGCACCGGAACATCACCGGGGTTGTCGGTTTTGTGAACATCCTTGACGTGTACAAGTATCTCGGAGCAGCGAACATCACCATCCAGAATCAGTTCGGCTTCCAGTACCTGAAGGATTTTATGGGGTTCAATACAATTTTCCTCCTTTCTGACAGCGAGATCCCGGCTGATACGGTAATCGCTACACCGGTGGAAAACATTGTGATGTATTACATCGACCCCAACGACAGCGACTTCGCGAAGGCAGGACTTGTGTACACGACCAGCGGAGAAACGAATCTGATCGGTTTCCACACACAGGGCAACTACAACACCGCCGTGTCTGAGGCGTTTGCGATCACCGGCCTTGTGCTGTTCGCGGAATACCTGGATGGCATTGCGAAGATTACCGTAAACGCGGGGGGTTGATGGCCGCCAGTACACCCCTGAACACTGACGGCGAACCGCTTTCGGGGGAAACAAGACGGAAGAGTAAGAGATAAGGAGGCTGACGAGATGGCATACACCACATTTACATTTTATGAACAGACCTATCACGGGAATGTCATCCCGTCGGATGAATTTGACCGTATCGCAGACCGTGCCAGTGACTTTTTGGACACAATAACCTTTGACCGATTGGCTGACGGCTTACCGTCTGATGAAAGGGCGGCGACAAAGGTACAGAAGGCCGTGTGTGCGGTCTGTGATAAGTTATATCAACTGGAGCTGGCAGATAAACAGGCGCTATCTGCCGCTGCCGGGGGGACATCTTCCGGCGGGGCTGGCGGTGTTACTTCGGGAGTAATTACTTCCAAGTCTGCCGGTTCTGAATCAGTTTCCTACGCCTCCCCGTCTGAAATGGCAAACGGCGCAAAGGCATGGAGCGCGGTCTACCAGGCGGCCGGGGATGCACAGGAGACGAACAAGCTTCTGGCAGATGCGGCAATGCTTTATCTGGCAGGAGTGAAAAATGATGGTGGCGTACCGTTGTTGTACGCAGGAACGAGGTAGATATGGAGATGTTGTTTACAAATATGACCGGAATTTTGGCGGTTATCGGCGCATTAGCGTTTATCGTGTCGGTTATTACACAGGTATTTAAGGGTGTAGGCGTGCTTGCCAAAATCCCTACGGATATCCTCGTGCTTGTCCTGTCCATCGGGATTACAGTGACCGCGTTTGTAGCATATATGCAGTACATCCAGCAGACTATTATTTGGTACATGATTCTGGCGGCAATTCTGGCGGGATTTTTAGTTGCTTTCGTGGCGATGTACGGCTGGGAGAAGTTTGCAGAATTATGGAGCAGATTCAAGAAAGGCGAGTAGGAATGGGATATCGAACCAGTCGCAGTTACGACAATCTGGAACGCAGGATATTTGACGGCGTTGGAGAGTATGTCATACCGGAAATATCCCCTGTGACTTATGAAGGCGGTTGTGACTGGATCGGATTTAATTATGCAAAATCTTGCAAAAATCCATCTGAAAAAGGTGTTCATTTCTTTTTGGATGATTACCAGTTTTGCCGCCTGTGGTCAAACATAGACCGGTATATCCCGATGCTTCAAAGATTTCGCTATGTAATGTCTCCAGATTTCTCTACCTATACAGATTTTCCTAAGGTCATGCAAATATACAACCACTACCGGAAACACTGGTGTGCGGCGTATATGCAGGAGGCAGGAATACAGGTTATCCCGACGATCTCATGGAGCACGCTGGACTCATTTGACTGGTGCTTTGACGGAGAGCCGGAGGGCGGAACCGTGGCGGTATCTTCTGTTGGCTGCATGAACAGCAAGGAAAAAAAGGCGCTGTTTTTGGCAGGGTATGAAGAAATGGTGAGGCGGTTGCAGCCGGAGACGATCATCTTTTACGGTTCTGTGCCAGAGGAATGCATGGGAAATATCGTGAGAATCCGGGCGTTTACGGATAAATTTAACGAAGCTCTTTGTGAAATGAGGGATACCGATGAATAATGCGATAGTGACAATATTCAATTTTTACGAATCCAGCACTGCCGCCATCTGGTATCCCCATGTGCTTTCCGGCGTGCATCTTGAGACTGATCGGGGGCAGATCATGAAACTGTACGGGACAGACAGCACAGATAACGCACAGTTACATATCCCGTTCGGGGTTAAGAACGGGAGAAAAATTATTGTTGATACCGTCGGAAAAGAATTGCCGTGGCTTCCGCCGAAGGAATGGAACAGACAGGTCAACGATTTGTTGCCAGACAGCATTACATTTAATCCGTCTACAGACTTTTTCATGGTAGGAGCATGGGACGGTGCCGTACTCGTAAACGATGCAGATTATACAGACAGGCGATATGAAGGGTTTTATGCGTTTATGAATGCCGAAAAAGATTTTGTTTACCTGATATCGTCAGTGGGCGGACCGTATACGGTAATCCCACATTTTGAAATCTTAGGGAAGTAGGTGGTGAAAGTGGCTGAACCTATCGGGAATGATGCTACCGGCTATGATGTTTTGACGGCGGCAATGAAGTCGCTGCTTAACCATTTTCCGGGGCTGTATCCGGATGAAGTAATTAAATTCGAAGAGCTCGGGTCTGAGGATGGCATTGCGTTTTCCAATGATTCCGGGGCGCTGGTGTATACAGAAAAAGAAGATATACTCGGGCGGATATATCAGGAATGCCGGTATCCCTGCTTTGTAGTATACCGTTCGACCACGGGAGCAAGGGAACGACAGAAAATCACTATTCTGGAATTTCTGGACACGCTGGGGCGCTGGCTTTGCCACGAACCCTCCGGGATTGAAGGGAAAGAGTACGAAAAAGCGGTATACCCGGATTTGACCGCAGGGCGGAAAATTGAGCGGGTAACACGTGGGAACGCATATGGAACACAGCCGCAGGAGAATGGCGTGCAGGACTGGGTTCTACCGGTTACGGTTTATTATAAAAATGTTATCGAACCTGAATTTTAAGAAAGGAAGAAAACGATGAAAAGACATTTGTTGAGACATTTCGTTGATGTAAAAATGGACACGTCCGCTGAGGGGTCAGCGGCAGACTACCGGCTTCTGGGAACGGGCATTACATCTTTGACAGAGGAGATGAACCCGGAGACTGAAACAGTGCAGTACATCAATCAGGAAAACGGATCTACTGACCTTAAATCTTATACGCCGTCCATCGAAGTTGAAAGACAGAACGTAGACGAAGAGGACACGGAGCTCACGGACTGGTTTAACAAGATGATCGACACGCTGCCCGTCGGAGCTGACGCCATCACATCCTATGTCCGCGTGAGAGTTTCCGGCGCTGGACCCTCATATCCGGCAGTCCGCCGCCGTTGCGTTGTGAGTGTAGGTGGCACGGGCGGCGATGCAGGGTCAAACGTGACAGATACACTGACTCTTGGCGGCAGAGGTGACGGAGAAGCTGGAACGTTTAACGTAACCACAAGAAAATTCACGGCGACGCCCGCGTCTGACAGGGCTTTAACGGAATAAGGAGGACAAGATGGGAGCAGCAAGTTTACGAGTAGACAGTGGCGTCAAACGCATTGAGGTCAACGACAACGGCGATTATATTGCGGTCAACATCTCTGACAACAGTTTTTTTAAGCGTTTTGACGATTTTGTGGCATGGCTGAATGCAAAAAACGAGGAAGCCGATAGGATTGCTAATGATTCTTCCGGTGATTTCACGGAACGCTTCGGAGCGTATGACGCTTTATGCAAAGAGGCCTGCGCTGAGTTGGATTCTCTGTTTGGGAGCGGGTGTTGCAAAAAGGTGTTCCCTGACGTGGAATCCCCGGGAATGGAGCTTATCGCGGACTTTTTAGACCAGATCATACCGATTCTTCAGGGCTTCGCCACTGAACGAAATCAGAAAATCACAAGCAAATACAGCCCGAACAGGAAAGGGGCGCGAAGCAATTAAATGTGGAATGTGCTGCTTGATAAATTCCCAACAGAATATGAGGGTTTCCGCATAGACGAAGCCTTCCAGACAGGGATCCAGATTTCACAGGCTTTGCAAGATCCGGACCTGTCAGACGATGAAAGGTTGGCTGTAGCGCTGGGGCTGCTGTATCCGTCAGAGGATGGGGACGGCAGCCCTTCTTCTTTACCCGATTTAAAAACTGCCGTGGATGGCCTTAGGTGGTTTCTGAGCGGGTGGTATACCGACAACCGCCCGAAGGATGAGGACAAAGTTCCGGTAACAGATTTTGACATAGACCAGTGGCGCATCTATTCAGCATTTCTGGAGAAGTACGGAATCGACCTGAACCGGTCTGACATGCACTACTGGGCGTTCATGGGACTGCTGTCCACGCTCGGTGAATGCGCATACACGAACGTCATAGCCATCCGGCAGCAGAAAATAGACCCTAAGATGGACACGCGTGCAAAACAGGCATTGCAGGAGCAGAAACAAATATTTGCAATAGAGCGGGAAGAGGAACTGACAGAAGAGGAACAGGAAGACGTTGACGCTTTTATGAAATGGATCAAGGTAGGAGGCTGATATGCCGAAATATGACGGTTCGATACGGATAAACACAAAAATTGAAACAAAAGATTTAAACAGCCAGATGATGCGCGTGTCTAATGCCATAAAAAAAGACAGCGCGGCTTTAGATTCTCTCAATCGCAAAATGGAAGAATTTTCGCAAAAGAAAATCCCGACAGAAAAATTTGCAGAATTACAAAGAGAGTTAGAAAAGGCAGAATCCGAGTATTCAAAACTGCAGGCCCGTATGTCACAAAAGGGGGCGGCAACGTCTGAGTATAAATCTTTACAGAAAGACCTCGTTGCGGCGCAAGGAGAGCTGTCTAAGCTTGTAGCACGTCAGACAGACTGGGAAAACATGGGGGTACCTCAAACCGGCGGCGCATGGGACGTACTAAATGAACAGGTTGCAGCCGCATCCGACCGTGTAGGTGATCTGAAAGAAAAGCTTCAGCAGATGGAGAACAGTGGAAAGGCGTATACCCCGAAGGTGGACAAGTCTCAACTGGATGAAGCGGCTCAAAAAGTAGATGAAATCAAGGAAAAAATAAACGCGGAGAAAGCATCCGGTAACGCGTTTGTATCCCCAAAAGATACAGAAGAATTTCAGAAGATGTCTGTAAAGGCGTCACAGCTTGCTGGGAACATAGATGTTTCAAAGCGCAGGCTGGCAGAACTTAACGCGAAGCAGAAGCCCATCAAAAAAGAATTCGATCGGATGAAGCGTTCTGCCGATAAAGCATTTAAAACAGCTTCGTCCGGCGCGAAAAAAAGCGCGGGGCTGTTCGGCACCTTTGCGTCAAGGCTGAAAGGAATCGCATTATCGCTGTTGATATTCAACTGGATTACAAAAGCATTTAATGCAATGGTAGCAGGAATGCAAAAGGGGTTTTCAAACCTTGCAAAGTATTCTGCTCCGTTGGCAAATTCATTTCAGTCTCTAAAAAATTCACTGGCTACACTTGGGAATGCGTTTGCTGCTGCCTTTGCGCCAATTGTCCAGATGGTAATTCCGTATCTCAATGCGCTTATAAACGGAATAGCGCGGGCAATAACATATGTGGCGCAGTTTATTGCCATCCTTGGCGGGAAAAGCACGTTCATCCGAGCGAAAAAGATACAGGATTCTTACAACGATTCCCTGAATGGAACAGCAGCTGCGGCAAAAAAGGCAGCCGGAGCTTTGGCAAAGTTTGATGACCTGGATGTGTTGCAAAAGCAGGATGATTCCGGCGGCGGTGGAGGCGGAACGCAGCCGAAAGACATGTTCGAGGAAGTCCCTGTTGATGCAGGAGTGAAGTCTTGGCTTGATGGGATTTTGGAGAATCTGAAACCTATTCTTGACTATGTAAAAGAGTTAAAAGATGCTTTTGCGGAAGGCTTCTGGGATGGCTTGGGTGATTTTGAATACCGCTTAGATATTATCAAAAATGGGCTTCAGCAAATCCGTGATGCATGGATAGAGATATGGTCAGATCCTGCGGTTGTGGGGGCTGCTGACAACTTCCTTAAAACCTTTATGTATATGTTGGGTTCCTTTACCGGATCAATGGCGAGTATAGGGCTTACTCTGGCGGCGGCTTTGATCGGCGGGATGGGGGATTATCTCGAAAACAATACCGACCGGATAAAAAAATTCCTGATATCCGCATTTAACGTGGGGGCAGATATAAACCTTCTTCTGGCTGATTTGTTCCAGAGTATAGCCCATGTATTTGAAGCATTTGCAAGCGAAAGCGGGATCCGCTTTGTATCGGCGCTGATAGGAAGCATTGCGGATGCAGCTATGGGGCTGACTGAACTTGCGCTTAAACTGGGGCGGGACTTTTTACAAATGCTTATTGTACCGTTTACAGAAAATGCTGACGGGTTCAAGACTGCACTGGAGGGGTTATTAGGTGGCGCAGCTACCGTGCTGGAAGGATTTAAGACGGCTGTAGATAAAGCGTTTGATAGCCTGAATGCAATGTACGACGCTCATATCAAGCCATTATTT